TCGTGGTTCTGTTAAAACAAGAGAACAAGAACTAGCTACTAGCCTTAAAACTAATATTGATAGTAGCCAAGGCCAGATCAATAGTCGAATTGAACAGGCTAGAGAAATTTTTAAGCAAGCTGCAGACTCTGGTGATACAGATCGAATGCTTGCTGCACAAGAGGAAATGTCCAAGGCTTATGCTGAGTCTATGGTTGTTCAACAGCAGCAACAGGCGTGGGAAGAATACAATGCACGTCTTGAAGCTGCAGGTCAAACAGCCGAACAGCATGTACCACAGCAGCAGCAGGAGTATGATCCTAAAGCTGTAGCTTGGGCTAGTAAAAATCCTTGGTTTGGTCAGGATCAGATCATGACTGCAGCAGCACTAGCTGCAGATGCTGAACTAAAAAGTGAAGGCTATGATCCAGCCGATGACGATTTTTATGAGGAAATTGATCAAAGACTACGTAGCCAGTTTCCTCACAAGTATGAAGACCCTGCTCCAGTTGCAAAACAGGAGGAGGAGACACCACGGTTGCAGGATGCCCCGACAAATTCTGCTCAAGTAGTTGCAGGTGCCTCACGCACACCTCAAACCTCTAAAGGCAATAAAGTTAAACTATCTCAAGAAGATGTTCAACGAGCCAATAAATGGGGTATACCACTTGAACAATATGCTGCTGAAAAGCTAAAGGCTGAACAGTCTGATGGCGAATACACAGAAATTTACAATTAAGCGTGGAAGGAAATACAATGACAACACGAAATGAATCACGTAGTAGCGATACTAGAGAAACTAAACAACGTCGTACAACATTCGAAGAGCCTAATTGGCTAGATATTCCTGAATCTGTTATGCACCGCTTTGGTGGTGAAGGCATGGTACTAAGGTGGATACGCATTACTCTACGTAATCAAGAAGATTACCAGAATGTAGGTAAGCGTACTTCTGAAGGATGGGAATTTGTACAGGCAGATGAAGTTCCAGAAATGCTACATTCCTCTGACGTGAGAGAGGGTGGACGATATGCAGGTGCAGTCTGTCGTGGAGACTTGGCTTTAGCAAAGATGCCTAAAGAACTTGCTGAATCTCGTCAAGAATTTTATGAGAACCGCAGCCGAGAAATGGTTGATGCCGTTAATGCACAGTTAATGCGCGAAAACAATTCTCAGATGCCTATCTCTAATCAAAGTCGTACACAAGTTAGTCGCGGTAAACAAGCTAAGTTTCAAGACTAAGATTGAATACTGTGGACCGACGAGTGTACATGTCAATGTATAGAACATAGAAAGGAAAGTGTAATATGTCTACTACAAAAGCACTTGACGGTCTACGTCCTTCCCGCATTCGTGGTGCCGCACCAAACAGTTCTGGACAAAACGAATATCGTATTGCCAGTGCTTATGACTCAAATATCTTCACTGGAGATATTGTTACGAATGCTGCAGGGTATGTAAACGTCCTAGCTACTACAACCGATAAAGCACTTGGTGTATTTATGGGTTGTCGTTATGTCGCTAATGGTAAACCAGAATGGTCAGCTTACTGGCCCGCTAATACCTCTGTAACAGAAGCCTATGCAATGGTTGTTGATGATCCACAAGCAACTTTTGTTATTCAGGCTGATGCTTCAGTTTCCATCGGTGACATTAACTCACAGAACTTTAATGTTACTCTAGGTGCTGGTTCAACCTACACAGGTAAGTCAGGCTTTGGTATTAATGCTAGTACTCGTACTACAGGTAATGCCATGCTTCGTCCTATTGCCTTTGTTGATGAACCGGGCAACGATGCTGATGTTGCTGCAGAAATTGCATTCCCCAAGCTTGAGGTACGTATTCTCAAGCATGTTGATGCTTACATTTCTGCTGATGCTTCAGTCAACTAATAGGGAAGAAGGAGTAAACAAGAATGGCTATTAATCGCTCTAGTATTGCAAAAGAACTTCTTCCCGGTCTAAATGCTGTATTTGGTATGGAATACGGTGAAGTGGATAATGAACATGAACCACTTTACGAAGTTGAACAGTCAGATCGTGCATTTGAAGAAGAAGTTCTATTCACCGGCTTCGGCACTGCACCTGTAAAGGGTGAAGGTGCTGCAGTTCAGTATGACGACGCACAGGAAGGATATACTGCTCGGTACACACACGAGACAGTTGCCCTTGCTTTCGCAGTCACTGAAGAAGCTATGGAAGATAACCTCTATGACACCTTTGCCAAGCTACGTGCACGTGGTCTAGCCCGTGCAATGGCAAACACCAAGCAGGTTAAAGCTGCAGACGTTTTCAATAACGGCTTCAGCACCTCCTATCTTGGTGGCGACGGTGCCGCACTATTCTCAGCCGCACACCCAACTGTTGGTGCTGGTAATCAGTCCAACACTCTAGGTGCTACCGATCTATCAGAAGCTTCACTTGAGACTGCACTTATTACAATCTCAAAAACTAAAGATGATCGTGGCATTCTAATCGGTGCACAGGCCGAGTCACTACACGTTCCATCTGATCTAGCATTTACTGCAGACCAGATTCTAAACAGCCAGATGACAACTGTTATTGGTGTAAACCCCAATGACACTTCCATCGGCGCAACCAACCAGAACAAGATTAACTCAATCCGTAATCAGGGTCTTGTTCCCGGTGGTTTCTTTGTTAATCGTCGGTTCACTGACACAAACGCTTGGTACCTCAAGACTGATGTTCCTAATGGTACAAAGATGTTTGTTCGTGCACCTCTTGCAACAAAGATGGAACCAGATTTTGACACTGGCAATCTCCGGTTCAAGGCACGTGAACGGTACAGCTTTGGCTGGTCCGATTGGCGTGGCTTCTACGGTGCTTCAGGTTCCTCCTAAGAATCTGTTGAACTAGACTAAGGCATGGGGGTGTAGAGAGAAGAAATTCTTTTTACACTCCTTTGCCTTTTTTATTTTTTAATCTAGTGTTATAATACAACAAGTATTAATACTAATCCGAAAAGAGGCTAAAATGACAACAACTCTTCGCGAAGGATATGTTGTAGGCAGCGGTGTAGTTCTAGATGTTACCTCAAGTGTAACAGTTTCCGATACACGCATTCGTTCTCTATTTGCTACTGGTGTAGGTACTTTCCTTATCACTGGCACTTCAACAGATGCATATGGAAACATCAAGGGTAATAACATTAAATTTACTCTAACAACTGCAAATGATGCTTCAGAAATTTACCTTACTGATCTAGGAATGGATATGAACGGAACAGTAAAAGTTTCTGCACCTACATCTGCTGCTACGGTGGCTGTATTCTATGGCTAACTATACTTATCTGGTCAACGAACTAATCGCTGCTACTGAAAATGATAGCACCGAGTTTCTTAACTTTATTCCAAATATGGTGAATAGAGCAGAAGAAAGGCTTGTCAAAGACCTAGATGACTATGGTTTAGTTACCTATACTTCAGTAGCTGTATCAAGTGGTAATAATAAAATTACACTTCCTACAGGCACACGCATTGTTAAAAACTTTAACATTGTAAGTAACAGTTCCAAGATTAATCTTCTTATGCGAACTGACGAATTTATTAACGATTACTGGCCTGTAAGTGCTTCAACATCAGAACCACGTTACTATGGTCAACGTAATGGATCAACAGTAGTAGTTGCTCCTACACCAGCCTCTACCTATGCAGGAGAGGTTGTTTACATTTCCAGACCTACTACACTAACTTCAGCAACCAACACAAACTACTTTACAGATTTTTGTTATGATCTTCTGTTTAATGCTTGTATGGTTGAAGCTTCAATGTTTCAAAAAGATTATCAAACTGCTGGACTATATCAACAGCAATACAATCAAGTTCTTGATCTACAACGTAATCAAGCACGACGTACAAGAAGAGATGACATGCAAGCACCAGCAAGTCCTGCAGGTGCAGATGATAATCTTGTACCTAATTCTAATTAATAAAAGGAGATAATTATGGCAGATAAAAAACCTGCAGATTATAGCAAGGGATTGCGTGATAGAGAAATGGAAATTAAAATGGGTATTCCTTCTCAAGAAGATATGGACGCTAAAATTAAATTTGAAGAGAAGGGTAAAAAACCTGTTCCAAAACCCAAGCGTAAACCTAAGCCTCCTATGAAGAAAAAGGCTGGTGGTTATATGAAGAAAATGAAAAAAGGCGGTAAAACTGGAAAGTATAGTTGTTCACATAATAGATTATACTAAGGAGAAGCGTTATGGGGAAAGAAAATCCGGGTAAAAAAACTCGTGGTAGGTATGAAATATTAAAAGCTGATCCTGATAAACCACGTAGCAGAAAAAATGTAGCTAATGTTAAGCAAGATTCTAGGGATAAAGGGAAATTAGGTACAAGAAAACCTACAGGTAAAAATGTAGCTAATGTTGTAGGTAGGTCTGCTAAAACTGGACAAGTTCGTTCTAGACCTACTAATCTTAAAAAGTTTCCTAAACCTAAACCTGTAATAAGTCCTACACCAGTAGGTATTGCTGCTGCTCTTGCTCCTGTTGCTTATGAACAAACAAAAGAACAACGGTTTGCTGGTAGCGATTCTATGGGTAAAACAATAGCTACTAGAATGAAAGATACTGTTAGAGATATTAAAGGTACTCCTTCAGAAAACAAGAAAAAAATGAAAGCTGGTGGTAAAATAGGACGTGGTTGTGGTGCTGCTATGCGCGGTGCTGGTAAGGTAATGAAAGCCTAATTATGGGTGGAATACCTTTAGAACTTATAACAATGCTTGGCTCTGGATTATTATCTGGAGTAATGACTATTTGGAGTCAAAACCAAAAAGCTAAACAAGCTGCTTTTGATAGAGCAATAGAAGGACTAGCTGCACAGTCTAAAGCTACTGATGAAGCACGTCGTTATGAGAATAAAGGTTTTCAAGTTACACGGCGTATTATTGCATTATCTGCAGTAGCTGCAATTATTGTTTGGCCTAAAGTTGTTGCAGTATTTTGGCCTGATGTAGCAGTAACAGTTGGATACACACAGTGGAATCCCGGTTTTCTATTTATAACTGAAGGAACTGAGACTGTTACTTGGCAGTCACTTAAAGGATTAGTTTTAACACCTTTGGATACGCATCTACTT